GTGACAACCCCCAGGACACGGTTATCACTGTCCCGTATATTGGCCTTGAAGCCGGATACAGGGTATCCGTCCTCTGTAACAAGATTTTTCTGGATTACCCTCCAATCCAGTCCGGCCAGTTCCAGGGCCTTCTTAGAATCCGGGGCCTCTTCCACCCTGGTCCCAAGCCCATGCCAGGGCTTTTCTCTGGTATAAAACATGGTTTCTACATTTGCTGACATATACATTACCTCCTTGAAATGTGATTGGTTATTGATTCAAGGGGATAATATATATTTAAAAATTCTGTAATTCCTATTACCATGACATAGTATCATCTGAATGCCAAATGTCATAGATTGCATTGATATCATAGTCAGCTGGGTATACAGAAATCTGAAACGCTTCAATCCACGGGTCAGCCACAGTACTCCATCCATTGTCAACACCAAACATGTTAGTCCATGCATCTACCTCGCCGTAAACTGTTACAAGGTCACCACTCCTGACAGTTGCATGCATTTCGTTCGGTTCACAATTCACCCAAAAATATTCCTTACCATAACCATCACTACCTCCATACCAGGCGGAAACATCCATGGTAACACTAAAATCAATACTGCCATCTTCACCCACTGTAGGTTCATCAGTAACAATGCCAACAATCTTTCCTGGTACAAAGGTACCTGGAACACCTCCGTTTAGATTAATATATTCATAAGTCAATACAAAATAAGTATTCACATAATCAGGAACACCGTCATCATAGATAGAAGATACTGACCTGACAGTTACAGGGGCCACTGCTCCTGATGTAGATGCCATTACTGGAGTTGCAAATATTATTGATGCCATTATTGATGCTGTCACTTTTTTTATTGCGCTACTAAATCTTCCCATATCTTTCCTCCACTTCTGACATACGCAATCTAAATATTAGTCTTCTTCATCGTTTTCCGAACTATTAAAATTTTCTTCATAATAGCCGTTTAATTGCTTCGCTCCATTTAAGTGATTTTCTGATTTTCTTCTATACTCGTCTCTTTTTTCTTCTGAATACCTTTCATCTCTCGACATTCTTTTAGATGTCCGCCCCATTTCTTCTGACATTGCTGCTGTTGCTTTTATTGCCATTCCTGCCGCTTTTTTTCCCAGCTTATTCCAATCCATTTTTCTCCCCCTCTAGTTTGATTAGCCATATGTATCTCCATATTTTTTAAAGATTAATCTTCAATATAACCATTTCCATGGCATTCAGGACAGGTCATCTTACCACTTCCTCTACAGATTGAACAATTCCAATCACATTTAAATCCTGATTGCTCCTGGGTAATACATTCAACTTCTCCTTTACCTTTACATTCTGGACATACCCTTTTTTGAATTTTTTTCATCATGATTAGTTCCCCTTTCTTGTATTATACACTGCATCTCTATTATGATTCCTATAATAATATATTTCCAAATCACCTCCGCATCCTTTGAAAATATAGACAAACTAATATAATCAATCCCTTTAATTACTTTGGTATAAACTTATCAAATGTATATACCATTACCTCCCCTCCTGGAAATTCCACATTCGCATATGACCCATATCCATCAAACGACAGGCTAAGGGTTTCCTCTGTTGGATATACTGGCCAATATACCTGGTCACTTACTATCCCAAGCTCAGTCTTCAACAAATCCATACCCTCTGCATGAATCCATGCATATACTCCACTGCTATCTATCACCAGCATCAAAACATCTGTACTGTGGTCTTCGTATGTACCATTATAATAAAAATAATTTCCTTCCTTTCTAGGAGCACCATCTATATCATTCTCTGTCAAGCCGCGTGCAGCATAATTATCCTGTCCATTTTTTTCATTTGATTGTATTATGCTGACATTCTGTTTCTGAATCTCCGTAAGAACTGACTCACTAAACTGGTCCGTTGGCACAGTTCCCTGATACCATGGTTTACTATTAAAATAATCAATTAAATCCTGAGATGTGAAAATCCTTCCATGTGCTGCATAAATCTCATTTCTGGCA